TTGGCAGATACGTTGGATATAGCCGAGGGGATTGGCAATGTCTCAATAAACTTATCGTTGGCAGATACGTTGGATATAGCCGAAAGTCTGGCAATCGCTAACACGTTTGAACTTTCATTGGCAGACAGCCAACCTATCGTTGAATCTTCAATCAGGGTTGCTGGCAAGATTATTGATGACACTCAATTATTAGTAGAATCATTATCGGTAACGATAACAATAAACTTGACTGATAGTCTTATTATCGCCGAAGGTGTGGCCAATTCCAATTCTATAAGCGCATCTGATTCTATTTCAATCGTTGAAAGTTTGATTACAATTAACACGTTTGTGCGGAGTTTAGAAGATACGTTAGACATAGAAGAGACGTTGACTAACGGAATAGCAAGCTTGGTAACAGATAGCATCTCCATAGATGAGGCGCCAGTTATTTCGCCTGCCAAGGCAATAGCCGATGCTGTGGGCATGGTGGAGGCGAAAATATGGGCAATCGTAAAACAACCGAAAGACAATATCATTATTCAGGAGGCAGCCAGTTCGAAGGATTTGGTTGTTAATCTGTCCGATAGCATTACGATAATAGAATCGTTGATTACTCTAATCACCATCATACAGAATTTGGCAGATAGTATTTCCCTGGCGGAATCCGAAACGCAAGCAATCGTCAAGAGTTTATCTGATAGCTGTTATTTATTTGATGAAATTGCCAAAGAGGTAGCCGTACCTTTTGCGGATTCTCTAGCGATTGCCGAGGTAGTAGCCAATGGCAATAATCTCAATGTATCCGATAGCGTTACAATCAATGCGAATGCAGAAAGAACGGGAGTTAGTTATCTGGCGGATAGTATTACCTTTGTCGAATCGTTGATCCAGGTTTTCAACAAAATCATAGATGACGAACTAGCCATAGAGGAAGAACTAGCAAAGGATTTAGCTTTACCCATAACCGATAGCATTACGATAATAGAATCGTTGGCGGTAACTAAGGTTCAATACGAAGTGGACAGTATCGATATAGTTGAAAGCTTGGTAATAACCAATGAATTTTATCGCAATCTAGTTGAAAGCTTGGTAATCTCAGAAACAAAATTTAAGTCAATCACGAAAAACATAGTTGATGAGATCGAGTTAACAGACAGCGAAACAACCAAAGAGATAGGACATTCGGAAAATTCTACGGAACCAATAGCGGAATCCGAGGTCAAGTCTATTACAAAATCAATTACCGATAGCGTGTCCATTGCCGATAGCGAAATAGAAGGGACTGATATCAGTTTGGAAGATTCGGTAGGGATTGCGGAAAATTCAACACAAATCAACGAGTTCTGCCGAGTGATTGGAGACAATATTATCGCCACAGAAAGTTTGATTTTTGAAATTGTTCTTGTTTTAACAGAGACCCTAACCATAGCGGAGAACTTGGCAAATTCATATACCTTATCAATATCCGATAGTCTCTCAATAGCTGAAAGCGAAACAGAATCAACTGGCAAAACAGGTTTGACCGATTCTATAAGCATGATCGAGGAACTCACAAAAGAAATCGTGAAATCATTGGATGATAATATAAGCATTGCTGACAGTGAAGTAGAGGCTATGGTTGCCAATTTAAGCGACTCTATAAGTTTCGGTGAGGCATTGGTCACTTCCAATATTAAAACATTAGCAGATGCCGTACTCATTGCCGAGGGCGTGTCTGGGGCTGTGGCCATTACCGTAAATGATGTATTGGGGATTGCAGAAGCATTGATTCATTCTATGGCGTACAAAATAGTGCTAAGTGATGCAGTGACCATGAGTGATTCGGATAAATGGGAATATGTTTTAAATTTAGCTGATATCATAAGTTTTGCAGAATCTTCGACACAGGTGGCAAGTAAGGTATTATCTGATAGTATTACGATGGAAGACAGCATAAGTCCGATCAAAACTATAACCGAGAGGCTTGCTGGTTTAACATTTTTGAGACAGAATTATCTGTGAGGTGAATAATGGGTATGATTTTTAATGCGGTAATAGAACCAGATGCGATAATAACAGAACGCTCGGAATTGAGTGCCGACTTGGCTATTGGTCAAACGGTGATTACGGTTAAAAACGCTTCAAAATTCACGGTAAGCGAGTTTTTGTGTATTGGCGAATTGGGAAAAGAGACGGCCGAATTGATTAAGATTACAGAGACAAGCAAGCCGAATAAAACCGTGACGGTAGAATCTGCCACCAATTATCCCCACTATCAAGATGACCCTGTAAGCGAGTTCCATTGTGACCAGCGTAAATTTTATCGTTTCCAAGCAACGACGGAAATATGGGAACATCTAAGTTCGGAAGGTTCACCCAAGAACATTGAAGTTGATAATCCCCAAGGAACATTTTTTGAGGATTCGGATGGTACTCAATCTAATATATATCGTTCCACTTATTATTCGACGGCATCGGGTACAGAATCGAGTGTCAATGATGCTAAATCAATCACGGGTGGCGGGGTTTCAACTGATCTGATTTCCTTGTATCGGATTCGCTATACAGCAGGATTCAAAGAAAATTACGCAATCGAAGATTCCTACCTTGACCAGTACCGACAAGACGCTCAGGGTGATGTTTGGGCATCCTTACGGAAACGGTACACGTTCCCACTAACCAAAAACAGTTCATTTTTACAAAATATTGTACGTGACCTTTCAGTTGGATTTATTTGGATTGATCAGTATTCTGGGAACGCTATCAAAGTTTCCTCAGCCCAGGAACGCATTAAACAGGCGAGGATAAGGCTCAAGGGTCTTGCAGATGGCAATTACACCTTGTATGATGAAGTCGAAGATGAGGTACAAGGAGAAACAGATTCCGGAGCAGGGCTTGGGTTTTTCCCGGATGGTAATACGGAGGATACGGACGATGAGCGAATGTTCCACTTAGGCGATGAGTTCTAATGCTTGATATTAAATTCAAAATCGAGGGGGTAACTGAACTGCATAGAAGGCTTTTAGTCGAAGTGAAAAATATTTCTGATCTCTCTACCCCACTGAGAAAATCGGGAAAACTTGTTTTAGCAGATGTGCAGGAAAATTTTAGATCAGAAGGTGGATTGGTTGGAGGTTGGGAACCGTTAGCAGAATCTACGGTAAGACAACGAGGCGGGGCGGCACACCCAATTCTTGTAAGAACGGGATCATACAAAAATAGTTTCACCCAGCACGTGACCAAGAAAAAAACAAGAGTCTACAGCTTTGCACCATATCACGTATATCATCAGAGCAAAGCGCCACGCAAAGGATCACTACCACGCAGACGGACATTGGCAATAATCGAATTAACCCGACAAAATATAGTAGAAGAATTTAATAATTATTTGAGATTTTCATGAATCTTTTATGCGATAAAGTAATAAAAGTACTCCGAGAAGGGTTAGGGGAGGCTCGTGGCATCCAAAGATTTTATTTTGGCAATCCTGACGAATTAGCAGCGGCAGATTTGCCTTGTATCTTTGTTCAACCGATCAACAAGACCCAGGACCAGCTTGATGACGTATACGACCAAATTACCGCCGACGTTTTAGTCGGTGTTTGTGTTGATCCGGCAAAGTATCAAAGAAAAAACACAAACGAGGGGACGGCAGAACGGTTTTTGATGGAGATTGAAGGTGGGCGAGCAACTGATGGTTCATTGCTTCAAACTTCCATAAGTTATGTGATGCGACACCATTTTACATTGGATAATACAATAGTATTTCAGAGCCATGCTTCGGTTTGGGGAGAACGGGACTGGACGGGTGGAGTAGCAAAAGAAATTCATACATATTTCAAATTGGAATTTACAGTTGAGTCAAACATTACCTAAGAAAGGAGGTACCAAATGGCGAATGAAGCCGTCGGCATCAAAACAGGATTATCGATTAAAAAAGAGACAGTCGTTGAAGGAAAAGTGCTAAAAGTGCAAATGTTTTTCCCGGATCTGGGAGTAAGCGTTGAAGTCCCGGTCGGGACAACGAACGAAGAAGCTCTCAAACTTGCTAAAAAAATCAACAAATAACCTCTCCAGAAAGGAGGATTTAGTATGACTAGGATAAGTGGAAGATTAGTTAGTGCGGGCATTGCCCGTGAAACTGAAAGAATGACTGGGGAAAATGCTGCTACTTTTTGGGTTCCAAAGACCACTTTTGATTTCAACCCAAAAACAGAATATGCAGTCAATGCCAGTTCTCTAGGTGTGATTGATGGCAGATCAGATGCCAAGGTAGTTGAATTGTTGGGTGAAGGTTCGTTCGGCGGTATATTCTATATGTCTAGTGGCGGACTTTTGCTTTACTCTGTGTTGGGTTCATTGAGTTCTAGTGTGGTGACGGATTCTGCTTACACGCACACTATTTCTCGTTTGAATACCAACCAACACCCATCCTTGACGATCTTTGAGAAAAGTACCAATCAGGATGTCAAGTATGCCGGAGCCATGATAAATCAGTTCACGTTGAATTGTGCGCTTAAGGATTATGTACGCTACACAGCAGGGTTCATGTCCAAGACAGAAGCATCCGCAAGTTCAACCGTGGCGTTTTCAGCTGACAAGGCGTTCTTGGCTCAACACATTACAGTCAAATTCGCAACAACGGTTGCAGGATTGGGCGCAGCTTCGGCTATCTCAATTCGGGGAATCAATCTAACGTTCAATAAAAATGTTGAAGATTTGCTGGCATTGGGAAGTGTTGACCCAGCAGATATTGTCAACAAAAACTTCCTAGCCAATGGTGATATGTCCATGACTTTCGATGACGAAACGTACAAGGATTATGTGCTAGATGGCACGAAGATGGCCATGTTAGTCACAATTGATAATACAGACGATCTTATCGGGGATACCGCAACACCCAAACTCGAGTTCACCTTTGCACCAATGTCTTTCAAGGACTGGGGGCGTGGTATCGGCAACGATGATATCGTTACGCAGACAATCGGCTTTGACGGGAATTTTGGATTTACTGATAGCATGACCGTTAGCGCAACCTTGCGCAACGAGACTGTTTCTTATTAAGGAGAATTAAATGGAAAGACCAACGGCTGACCCGATAGAACTACCTTTGTCGCATTTTAAAGTTCGACTCTATACCTTCTACACTCGTGGTGAAACAATAGAGGTTGAGAACATAATGACCAGGGCAATCCAATTTGAGCCGGTTAACGAAGCTCCGGATTTGGAAGTCACGGAAGATGGCAAAAAAAGACCACCCAAAGAATCTACCGTGGAAATGAGGACAATAGACACTTCCTATCGGACTAAGATGGAGGATATGGTAACACTATTAGCAGTCTGCGATTACACTGACTCAAAAGGCAAAACAGAAAAACCATCAATGGAATGGCTCAGAGATTTGCCGAACGATGATTTTGAATTTATCCAAAAAAGTTTGCCTAAACCAAGTAAAAAAAAATAGATTATGATGCACTAACCAATTTCCTTGTGTATGGCGGAAGTCCAGAACGAGTACCGCAAGAGTATTGGGAATATCGGTTAGTAGATTCGCATTTAAGGGGTAATTGGAACCTCTATTGGAGTTTGCCAAATTCATTCTTGGAGATGTTGACCAAGATGATTTCAGTAGAGACAGGGGCAATAGAAATAAAAAATCTCAGAAATGAACAGGAGGTTAAATGCCAGCGAACACCCAGACGGCGGGGCTAGATATTGTCATATCGGCAATAGATAAAGCATCAAAAACGCTAAAAGATATCCAAAAAGATGTGGATAACCTTGCTGAAACTGTGGATAAAAGCAACGAAGAAGCAGAGGACGGTTCCAAGCGTTTTGGTGATATGTTCAAAGCGTTTATGGCCGGCAAATTAGTAACAACAGCTGTGACAGCGTCAATCCGATTCGCCGGTGACGCTGTAAGGATGCTTAATGATGTGATGCAAGAATCGGTTGGGGTAGCCTCTAACTACGAACTCACGATGAAAGGGCTGGATTCAGTAGCTACAGCTTTTGGGCATAGTTCAAATAAAGTCCGAGAGGCAGCTATTGCTTTGTCCGAGGATGGTTTATTGGCTCCTGCTGTTGCTGCTGAAGCACTCAAAAATCTGCTATCTGGACTTAAACACGCAACTTTGGAACAAAATGTGGCACTGATTGAAGGAATGAAAAATACCGCAGCTTATAATAGGACGTTGGATAATTTTTCTGATGCGGTTGTTCAGACTACTCGAGGTATTCGTAATCGCAATTCAATGACGTCGGATTCTGCCGGCGTTCAAACAAACTTGAATATCATTATGAAGCAATCGGGTTTTGATATTCAGGACTTGGATTCAAAGTCTAAGGGGTATGCGGCGACTCAGGCATTCGTTAACGGGTATTTAGAGGAATCAGCGTTTGCAGCCGGAAACGCAGCTGAATTTTTGGAAACTTATCAAGGCCAAATTGTAAAAACAAATGGCGCATTATTAGAAACAAAAAGATTACTTGGTGAAGCAATCATACCAGTGTTCGAAGCGTTTACGGAAGTACAGGCTGATACGGTGGCTAGTCTCAAAATTTGGCTTGAAGAAAACCAAGGAAAGATCAGGGGAATAGCGATACAAATAGGGAATGAGATCAAGGAGATTATCAGTGATGTAATCAATTTTTTCAACGATAATCAGATAGTTTTCAATGCTTTATTGAATTTTTCTGCTAAATCGGTCAAAAGAAACGTGGCTGAGTCTCAGATAGTAGCGAACTCTTTGATGGCGCTTGGGAATTCGTTTGCCAATATGGCGAATACAGCAGTGGTAAGTTACAAAACAGTCGAAGCAGCGGTCACTTTTAACTGGGGTAAAATCAAGGATATTTGGTCTGAATACGATAGAAAATCAGACGAGATAAGCCAAAGCGTTTCTAAAAATTTTCAAGCAATCGGCGACGCTTGGGGTGACGCTTTGGATTCAGATGTTAACGTACAAGATTGGTGGAACGATTTGGGAGGAGATGCGATGGATAGGTTGCAGGCAGATATAACGCATGGAATGAATAACATCAAAGATGAAAGTGATGACACAGGCAATGAAATCACTAAAAATTTACAAAAAGAGAATGTGAAATACGCAAGGGAAGTGGCAAAACGTCAGGCGAATTTTGAGCGTTCTTTTGATAATCTTGTCCGAGCGCATCGGGATATGATTACACAGTTGACTGCGGATATTGCCGAAGAAGCAGAGCAATATGCCGAGACAATGATAACACTTGCCGAAGATTTCGATGATTCAATGACCGATATCAAATCAGAACATAAAAAAAAGACGAATAGCATTATAGATGACATGGAAGCAGAGCGAAAAAAAGCAGCGGATGTGATCAAGGAAATCAACGAGGGGTACACAGATCAGCGCAACCTTATTACAGCGGAGGGAGCAGATCGGTTATCCGATTTGAAAGCTCAGTTGGCACAAGAAAAAGTGTTAGGTGCAAACGGCAACCAAGACACAATAACCTTGTTAGAGACTATGATAGCCAGAGAACAGGAAGGGTTGGACTCTTCGTTGGAGGCGATTCAAGACAAGAACGACGAGGATGTGGCAGACATTGAAGAAACGTTAAACGATAAATTAACAATTTGGGAAACGGAGTTGGCAGATGAAAACGGTGCTTATAACACAGCGATTTTAGAACGAAAAATTATGTATGAAGATGACCTAGCAGCAGCAACAACCGCTTTTGAAGAAAAAACAGCAACAATTCAAACGGAACTGGACAAGGAACTGGTTATCCGGCAGGCCTATTCAGACGAATTTACAGCGATTGGTGATACCGAATCGGAAAACGACATTGCCCGGTTGATTAGAACCAACACAGAGGCAGCAACAGAGCAGGCAAGGGCTCATGCGGAACGGATAGCCGATATCAATGCCGAAACTGTGGATTTATCAAAAGCATTGGGCAACGTAACTGAGGATATTAAAACCAAAACAGACGAGATGGGTAATGCTTTTGAGGGTATAAGGACGAAAGTAAAAAATTTAAAAAACTGGATTTTGGGTTTATTTAATCTCGATATAACAAGATCAGTTCCACCTGCTTTCATCCAACAAAAATTTAAAAGTGGTTGGGAATTGGGTGTCCCTGGGGGCGGGGGTGGTGGGGGTGTTGGGGTTTGGGGTAATGGAGGGATAACAAGTATGCCAGGGATTGTTGCTGAAGATCATAACCCAGAGGCAATCTTGCCGTTGAGCAAACCCAAACGGATGCAGACCATATTGGATTCACTCGGTTTGAATAGTAATAGTGGAGCGGTACAGCAGACTTTTTATGTAAATGTTGAAAAACCTTTTGACGTAGATCTAATCATGGAACGAGCTGGATTTGCGTATAACCAAGGAGGGTTTTAATGATAAAGAACATAACGGCACCACTAAGTATTGGACAAGCTTCTGCTAATTACACGCTGAAAGGTGCAAGCGGTTTTGGCTCGGCGAACGTGGAAGTGGTGAAATGGAATAGACCAGGCTTTCATGGCGTTAAGACTCCGAAGTCTTTTTGGCGAGAGCGGGCTTTGCGTTTGATTATTGGTGTCCGGGCGGATTCGTCCGCAACTTATGAAACAAAGAGGAGAGACCTTGAAGCATCTTTTGATACTCCACACAATGGCTTGACCCTTTTGCAGTTTGTTACGCAGGGAGGGTTAGCACTTCAAAGCTACTTTCAACTCAGTGCACCAATTCAAGCACCATTCAATCCTGGTGAAGTTACGATAGGAAATTTCAGGATCGAACTAGTCGCTGAAGACCCTGTTTTGTATAGCCAGACAGAGACCACAACGGAAATCACTTTTACCGCTGGTTCAGGGACGGTGACAAATGGTGGCAACAGCCCTGTTTATCCTACGGTTAGGATTTACGGTGAGGTGACTAATCCGGGGTTGGTTAATACTACACTTGGTTTAACACTTTCGTTCAGTGGCTTAACGATCGCCGCCGGACATTATATTGAAATCGATATGTTGAATGAAACAATTAAATATGACGGTTCAACAAATTACTATTCGTACGTTAATTCAGACGATTTTAGTTGGTTAAAAGTTGGAGCAAATGCCATTACGGTTTCGGGCACAGTCGGGAGTTCTGGTGATCGGTTGGTGCGGTTTTATCATCATAATGGGTACATCGGAATATGACACAAGTTAAGAGTGAATGGAAGTTTTTAATCAAGAATCCCACGACTGGTAAATTTGTGGCGAGTCTTGTTAACGCAAGGGACAGACACATAATCGAACGGCTGGACAACCAAGGTGAAGCTGGATTTATTCTGGACGCCGAAGATGATAACTGTAACACGACCATTTTGAACTGTGGCGTGAACGAGTTACATATTTATTGCAAAGATACTTTGAAGTGGAGCGGGTTGATCTCCACAATCAAAAAAGTAGCCGACGGAAACGATACTTATTTGAAAGTCACGGCTATGGATTGGGTGGCACTACTCTCGAAGCGGTTTTGTGGTGTCGCAACAGCGAGGGAATTTACCACGATTGACGCAGGGACGATTGCTTGGACACTTATAAGTGAGACTCAAGCGTTATCCTCTTTCGGTATAACGCTTGGCACAATCGAATCTTCAATTACCAGATCACCAAGTTACGATAAAAAAAATGTGTTGAGTGCAATTGTGGAATTGTCGAATATGGGGCAGGACGGAAGCGCAAGTTACGGTTTTGATTTTGAGATTACACCAAGCAAAGTTTTCAATGTTTATTATCCCTACAAAGGAACTGTTCATAATGATGTAGTTTTTCGCTATCCGGGCAACTGTCAGAATTTTGAAACGCTTGTGGATTCTTGGAACATTGTCAATTATGAATACGGTTTAGGTAGAGATTGGACTGGCTTGACTTCCTTGGTTGAACGTTCCGATGCAACTTCAATCACAACTTATTTTCGGCGAGAGGCAATCAAAAATTATAGAGATGTCGGGATATTGGCCTATCTGCAGGACATGGTATATCAGGACATTCAGTGGTTCAAAAACCCGTCAACCGTTTCTCGGTTTACAGCCCAGGTTGATGCGAAGTCTGGTATCGATAGTTACAATGTGGGCGATGGCGTTGTGGTTATTTGTGACGCTTTTGATGCGGACGAATGGCTTTGGGTTTACGAGAGGACACTCGACATTGATGACAATGATATTATCCAAGTTACTCTGACTGTGGGAGATTAAATGAGACGCAGAACCTTCCCCAATTTAATAACGAATTTAACTCAGCTCAACGAACGACAGGAGCGGATGGAACGTATCATGCAGATGATTGGGGTATCTCCGGAAAATCCCGGTACGCTTACCGTCAATGACGGGACTCTGAACAGGGTTTTGATTGGGGTCATTGGTGGAGCATACGGGATCCAGATCATCAATTCAGCCGGGGCAACTATTATTTTCGCAGATGGCCACATTACAGCGGATGGGATCACGACTGGAACGCTAGACGCTTCTATTGTGACGGTAACCAATCTTAACGCCAATTCTATCGTCACTGGTACGCTTTCAGCGTCCAAAATTGCCGGGGGGATACTCAACTGTTCATTACTAACAATGTCGAGTGTGAATGCTTCTTGGATAACGACTGGCACATTTTCGAATATCAACAACCGTTTATCAAACGGGACAATTTCGGGCGTTAAGTTAACCAACAACACAATCGAAGCACCCAAAATCAAAGCAAACACAATCACAGCCAATCAAATATCGGCACATACTCTTACAGGCGATGAAATGAACTTGAGCGGAGCTTTGATTACGGCATCGGCTCAGATTGCCGATGCCGTAATAACCCACGCCAAAATCACTTCGATTAACGCTTCTACAATATCAACGGGAACACTAAACGCCAATAGAATCAACGTTAACACATTGAACGCCAACAAAATCATCAATAAAAGTTTAGGAGATGCCCAGATTAAAGATTTGGGAATTACCTATGGGAAGATTGCTTCAATTAACGCTAGTAGGATCACAGTTGGCACGTTGACCGGTAGAACAATCCAGAGCAGT